TGCATAACTACAAGTGCGCTATGCAAAGCAAAGGCATAGTGTTATGTATTGGATTGCAAGGAGAATTATGGATAATATAGTAGCTTTATCTGGTGGACAAGATTCAACCTTTATGTTGCTTGCTATGATAAAAAAGAAAATGCTAATAGATAAAATAGTTTTTTGTGATACTGGGTTGGAATTTGACGAGATGTACGATTATATCAAGAAAATTGAAAAGTTTATAAATAGAAGTGTGACTATTATCAGGGGCGATACTTTTGATAAATGGTTTTACGGAAAGTGGACATCTGGCAAACATAAGGGTATCGTAAGGGGATGGCCTAAATCTTGTGGAACTTCGTGGTGTACGAGAGAATTAAAAACTAATCCAATGAATAAACTTAAAGGAATAGTGTATTTAGGTATCGCATCTGATGAACGACACAGAATGCAAAAAAATCAAAAATACCGTTATCCATTAATTGAATGGAATGTAACTGAAAAAATGTGTCGCAATCACTTAGAAAAAATTGGTCTATTAAATCCACTATATAAAAAATTTAATCGTACAGGCTGTTTTTTATGTCCTAAACAACCAGAATCGAGTTTAGAAATAATATTTAATGAATATCCAGATAAATGGAAAATTATGAAAGAATATGATAATGCAAGTCCAGTATCGTTCAAACCAAATAAATCATTATTAGATTTAGAAAATAAATTCAAAGGTAAGCAGCAACAAATGCTATTAAAATTTGCAATATGATACATAACTGCCAGTATGCTATGCAAGCAAAGCGTAGCATAGATAGGCTGTTAAGCGTAACATTAACTTGACAGTTAAAATGTTAAAATCAATAATGACAATGTATGTAAGGCTAAAGTAATATAGGAGGGCAGTTTGAAAACATCTTATTTCGCAAAGAGAAATATTCCAAAAGATCAAAAAACAATCTCTATAGCGTTATATAGTCCGAAATGGTATGAGGGTAAAACCTACAAATTACTACATCCGCCAAAGTATCTGATCAGTATGGGAGTAAATGATATTTATAAAAAAGCCTATTACAAAGACGTCCTGGATAAATTAGATGCTAATAAAGTATATGCAGCGTTAAAGGATTATATTCTTTTATGCTATGAGAAAGACAGGAATACTTGTCACAGATCAATAGTGGCAGAATGGATTGAAAAGGAAACAGGGCATATTGTTGATGAATGGCGTCCTCCCGACGTCCAAACAGAGTTATTCTAATATGTCCAAATGCGGTCTTAATTTAACGGTAGAATATCCGGTGTCCAGCCGGGAAGACTGGTTCGACTCCAGACGACCGCTCCAATTAGTAACCCTCAAGAGTTCAACGGCGATGAAGTTTCGCAAGATGTTCTTGAGGGGTTTTTTACGTCCTGGTAGCTGCAATTTGTATATTGGATTATTGAATGACAAAAAACTTATTGGAGTTTATGGATTTCAAAACCCGGACTATGGAACTTATGATTTGATAATGAAAGCAGACACTTCCGTCCCGGTCCCTAAATTACCCGTGTTATTATTAATGATCCTGAAAACACAGAAAATGAAAGTAATGCTTGAGAGAAAATTCAATAGAGACATAAATTCAATATTAACTAAAATCTTTTCAAAATATCCTCAATCCAATAGGTATAGAAAAACAGCAAAGTTGGTGACAAAGAAGAAAGTAGAGGGCGGTTATGATCTGAGTTATCTTATAACAACTGGGAAATACAAAACCGTAAAGCAGGCGGTTTCAGAATGGAGACAGAAATATGAGAGCAACACAAAAGCAAATTAATATCCGGGACATAAAAGAAAGCCCGGTAAATGCTCATCAAATGAGTGATAAAGAATTTTATAGATTAGTTAGAAATCTAAAAAGGGACGGGTGTCTTACATCCAGCGTTTTGTTAATGGAGACAGATGGCGAAAAATTAATGTGTATTTCAGGGCATCACAGAATAAAAGCGTGTGTGAAAGCCGAAATTAAAGAAGTTCCCGCAATAGTAATCGAAAACCTAAACGATGCGGACAGGGTTAGACTTCAATTATCTCATAACGATATTAAAGGTTTTGACGATGCGTATGTTTTACAAGAATTAATTAAAGAGCTTCCAGACGAAATGTATGAGTTTATAAATACAGATGGGATAGATCTTGATATTGAGCCTCTTGAAGATGAGGAAACAGAAGAGCAGCCAGACTATAGATATGTTAATCTTTGCTTTTTACCAGATACAGAAAAAGAGTTTGAAGAGATACTCGACGAAATATCAACTCTATACGGTTCAAAGGTGATCGTTTCAGAGGAAGACTATCCACTTACAAAGGAACTATTGACAAAGGCGCACAGGGCGGGTTTTAAAAGTCCAGGTCAAGCATTTAGAAAGTTTATTGATATTGTAAAGGACAGTATTGAACTGCAACCTATTGAAGATAAAGAAGTTAGTCGCAAAAAAGATAAATAAAGGCAGAGCGGGGGAGTAATGCGTAATGCCTACTAAAAAAAAGAGCCTCAAGAAAGCAGTACCAAAGAAAGTAACCAAAAAAACAACCAGAAAGCTAACCAGAAAGCTAACTCCTGGAACTACTGCGAAAGGTGGACGACCTAAAAAAAAGACAGACTGGAAAGAGGTAGATAAATTATTAAAGTTGGGCTGTGTTGGTGAGGAAGTCGCTCAATATTTAGGCTGCTCTTATGATACTATCTCCCGGAACTGCTTAAAGGATCATAAGATATTATACTCAGATTATGTTGAGGAACACTCAGCTCCATTCAGGGTCAGCTTGAGACGTTTACAATTAAGATCAGCGCAAGGAGTGAGGGCAAAAGAGAAGCTCGATAAAAATGGAGCAGTAGCAAACCCGGAGAGAGGGTTCTATATTCAGCCGTCGATCGCAATGCAAATATTTCTTGGTAAACAATATCTAAATCAGAAAGACAGACCAGAGACAGAGGGGACAGGAATAGAGGCAACAGATTTTGAATATGAGATTATAGAGAATGATAAAGATAAAAGCTAAAGTTCGAATGTTAAAGCATCAATATGATTTTGCAATGGATAAAGGAAAATATCTTGCAATGGTTGGCGGTTACGGTTCTGGTAAATCCTTTGCAGACGTTTACAGAGGGAATGAATTAATCCGCTGGCGATGTTCAAGGGGTGAATATCCGGTGATCCTGGTAACAAGTCCGACATTCAGGCTATTAGAAGACGTGAATATTCCTCGTTTTGAGGCGTTCATGAATAAATATAGAGTTCGTTATACATTCCAGAAATCTAAGCATAAAATGATAATAAAATCCGGGACATTAAAGGGTGAATATTGGTTTAGATCTGCAGTAAATTACGAGAGGATAGTCGGATTCGATGCAACAGACGCAATTATGGATGAGCATGACACACTCAGAAGAAGTGAGCAAGAGGCAGTATGGATTAAAGTGATGGCCAGATTGAGAGGTGCGAAAGATGCAACGCTGGCAATTTCAACCACACCAGAGGGATTCAAACAAACACATCAGAAGTTTGTAGAGGAGAAGATAGGCCGTCTCATTAAGGCCAAAACCTCAGACAATATATTCTTACCACCGGATTACATTGAGAGCTTATACAACCAATTTGATAAGCTATTAGTTCAGCAATATGTAAACGCTGAATTTGTGAACATTAATAGATTAGCTGCCTATTATGCTTTTAATAGAGAGCTACTTATTGATAAATATAAACCCGTTACTCAGACAATCCTGGTTGGTGTTGACTTTAATGTTGATCCTATGACTGCAACGATAGCAGAGCAAGTATTTGAAGACGGTAGATTAATGTTATATGTTTATGATGAGATCTATTTGAAAGACAGTAACACGTATAGAATGGTAGAACAGATCTTGCAGAGACATCCAGGGAAGAGAGTCATTTGCTTTCCAGATATGACGGGCGGAAATAGAAAATCCTCAGCTACATTCACAGACATCGTGATCCTGAAAAAAGCAGGGTTTGAAATCAGGGGTATCAATAATCCAAGAGTAAAGGATCGGCTGAACACAGTTAATAATTTATTTGATAAAAAAGGTGTAAAAATAGTTAAGACTTTGAAGTATTTAATCAGAGACTTTGAGCAGGTTGGAGTTGATGAGTATGGAGAGTTAGACAAAAAGAATCTGGAGCTTACGCATTGTTCGGATAATTTTGGATATTTAGTCTTTCGGTTATATCCGTTAATGAAGCGTAACACATTCACAGCTCAGAATATTTAGGAGGCATAAATGGACATTCTATTTGTATTCGCAATGTATAGTTATTTTATATTTGAGGGTTGGACAGAGGCAATGTCAACGAAAGGGATATTATTCGACAAAAAAGAATACCAGGATAAATATCATTGGAAGCGAGTATTTGAAATGTTATCAATAGCTGCAGCAACTCATATTAGATTTATCGCTACCGGCTCATATTACATGATTCCAATATTTTGGCTATGTGCAATATCTGGCTTAGGTTTATATGAAATGGTATTCTCTAAAATCGGATATGGAAATTATCTGCATAATAAGACAAGTAAATGGTTCTGTTTCAAACATCCGAAGGGGTGGGTCAATTTAGTAGTGTTCATTATATTTGGTATTTTAACAGCCTATTTAATCCCTAAATAATGAATAAAGACTTGACAAGAGATTCAGAAAAGAGAGCTTTGACAATAGAGATCGAGACTCGTTAAAACGAATTTCGAGCGTAACTCGTAAAACTGCGCTATAAGGGGATTACATGAATATTATAGAGCAGCAACTATTATCAGCAAAATGGGGAGACGACTTTAATCGTAGAACCTTAATTGCTAAATTAATTGACTATTATGAGAACAATCAAGAGAAATATTTAAAGGCTGCGCTTACAAAATCATATCCTAAAACAGCTAAAAGCATGTTCAGCAAATACAAATACACCTATCCACTAACAAATAGAATTTTCGACGACATAAGTATATTATTCAACAATCCAGTTAAGATAAAAACCGATAAAGAGACCCTTGAGGAATCACTTGAGGATATCATAAGCGGTGCGAAGACAAATGCAGTATTAGCAAAAGTTAATCTCCTGGTGAATTTAACGCATAAGGTTGGAGTAATCCCGGTATGGAGAAACGAAAAAGTAGAGCTGGACATCATAACTGGAGACACTTGTTTTATTATACAAGACGAGGATAATCCAACTCAGATCAAAGAGTTATATTATCAAGTTGCAATTTTAATAAATACACCCGGAAAGTTACAGAGCGTACAGGCCTATGTCAGATGGACGAACGAAACTCAATCAATAGTTGACGTTGATAATGGGACAGGGAACATTCAAAATGAGCGGGATATTGTAGACAATAAATACGGTGAAATCCCGGTTGTATGGTTCGAGAATGATATACCGATAAAGCGGTTTTGGTATGACAAAAGAAATCACATAGTAGATACGAACGAAATGGTGAATTGTGAACTTACAAATTTTAGATATATCCTTGCTTTCCAGGCGTTTAGCACGTTAGTTGAAATTGGGAACGATGATAAAAGTACAAAGCCTTTCGGCCCCAGTTTTAGTTTAAGACTTCCATACGACCCGTCTAATCCTCAGCAAAAGCCAGATGCTAAATATATTACACCGAGTCCGGCACTTGAGAAGATTTGGAAAGTGATAATGGATATTATTATCGGAGCAGCTCAGGCTGTTGGAATCTCAGCGGAGGCATACAGGAGAGAAAATTCAACACTCAATTCCGGGTATCAACTAAAACTCAGTAAAGCCGATATTCTCAAGAAGACAATAGCGGATAGACCTTTCTATCGTGAGAGCATTAAAAAGTTAGTCGGATTTATGACTACATTATTCACTCAGAACAATACAAGTAAGACTTTTGATGGAGCTGAATTCAGCGTTGATTTTGGAGAGGTGATATTTGACGAGAATCCAAAAGAGAAAGAAGAGATCAGGGCAATGCGTAAAGCAAACGGGACAGCTAATATTATTGATTTCATTATGGAAGACAACCCGGATATTAAAACAAGAAAGGATGCTATTGATGTTTATAAAGAGAGACAGAAAGAAGTTGAACAATTTCCTGTCGG